CGACAGGCCAATGGTATCATGTGGCCGTGTCCAGATCAGGGTCCACGACCAAGCTATTTTTGGATGGAGTGGAGTCCGGCAGCGCCACCGACAGCACAAACTACATTGCTCCGGCAGACAACCTGCACATTGGAGGGCTTAACGGGACCTACAATATAAATGCAAAGATGTCTAACTTGCGCATAGTCAAGGGTACGGCTTTGTACACTGCGGCATTCACACCCCCAACCAAGACCCTGACCGACGTAACCGGAACCTCTCTGCTGACCTTTGTCAACGGGGCTATTGTCGATTACTCGTCAGAGGCTCACGATATCACGACTGCAGCCGGGGCTGTTAGGGCGTATCCGGGCGGGCCACTGAATAAGCCGTACGATGAGAATGCAGGGTCTATCGTCTACCCCAACGACACTAGCGGCAGCGCAAACTATGTAGACTACTCGGGCGCCCAAACGGGAATGGGTACAACCTTCACGATTGAGTTTTGGTATTATCCTTATACTGTAAACACCACTTATGCGGACGGCTCGATTGCGTGTCTACTTGATGCCGAGGCCAGCGCAGGGTCTAGCACAGCGGATTACTGGTCCGTCTTTCAATCATCTGACGACCTTCGATTTTACAGCGGCGGCGGTGGCGGCGTTACAGTTGAAGGCTCGTGGCTCAATGTGCTTAAGGACCTCTCGTGGCACCACATAATGATAACGGGAGATGGCACTAATGTCGAGCTATTTGTTAATGGTGTGTCGCAGGGGACCAGTGCGTTTACCTACGGTACTGGTACGGGAACGCGAAAGCTCCGGGTGGGGAGAGAGGACAGCGCTTTCTCTCGGTACGTGAGAGGACTCATCTCAGACGTTCGCCTCAGCGACACGGTCCGAGAGACTGCTGACTTCACGCCTCCTACTGCGCCACTCACGAGTGATGCCAACACCACAGAGCTGCTGCAGTTCAACGAGGCAGCTTGTGGCGACTTGACCGGAAGGGCTATCGTGACCGAGGCGGGCGATGCCCAGATGGACACAGGCATCTTCAAGTACGGCGCGGGGTCTCTGCTGTTTGACGGAACTGGTGATTATCTCGCCTACGATGACTCGTCCTTGACGGTTGGCGATGGAGACTTTACGGCTGAGGGATGGGTTTATTGGTCATCAATCGCGGCAAACGATAGTGTCATTTTCGATGCTAGAGATGTAAACCTATCTTCAACCGGATGGGTTTTAAACATACGCAGCACTAATAAGGTGATCCGCTTCTTTACAGGCTCGGTAGGCTACGATGGAGTCACGGCTACAACCGTCAACACATGGCATCATGTTGCTGTGACGCGAGAAGGTACGACCCTCCGCATCTTCCTCGACGGTAACCTCGATGCCACGCACACAGTGACCAACAACTTTACTGACGGGCAGGTCAAAATTGGACAAGGCGTATACTCCAGCAGCGACTGGAACGGCCATATGGACGATTTACGCATCACCAAGGACGTGGCTAGGTACACAGCCAACTTTACACCACCAACAAGAGCAGCGGAGACGCAACAGACATGAAATTAGCTAAAGTAACAGACGGCGTTGTTGAAATTGTTGACAGCGCATCCGAGTGGCCCAATGTGTCATTCCCGAAGAAAGGCCCTAACGCTGAATGGATGGGGCAGAGCGGTGTTGTGCCGTTTGCAAAGCGCCCGAGCTACGACCGATCGACACACAAGTGCGTAAGCGCAACCCCGTTCCTGGAGGATGGCAAGTGCCAGAGATGGCAGGCTGTCGCCAAGACTGCCGAGGAGATTGCTGCGGAGCAAGAGGTCGAGCAGAAGCGCACCGACAAGAGTCTAAAGGACTTTCTGGAGGCTCAGGTTGATCCCCTCACGCAGGAATACTCTCCCTCAGAGATCGCTTCATGGCCGATCCAACTCAGTGAGGCTCGTGCTTATCTTGATGACCCCGCCGCCTACACGCCATTCATGGACGCCGTGTGCGTCGAGTCTGGTGAAGACAAGGTGGACTATGCCAACAGTATCATTGCCAAGGCGGAGACTTATTCCGCTATGGTTGGTAAGGCCTTGGGTAAGAAAAGGAAGGCATTAAACCTTGACCATACCAGATGATTTCCTTGTGTACTTGATGGGCATTGTTGCAAGTGTGCTTGGCATTTTAGAGTTCTACCGCAGGAAAGTCATTGCTGAGGCTAATGAGGCTCATTCCCATGAGCAGATCGAGACTCGACTAGGCGATGTGTTAATAGACGTTCAAAAAATAAGCCGCCGCTTGAATGAGATTGCAAAGCGGCCAAACTACACAAACGCACATCTTGAAATAGATATCAAAGAAATAAAGCAGCGGCTTCTTGAGACATCGCCTACGCTCGTTGCAGAGGAGCTGAAAGAAATCAAAGAGGAGATACATAAAATGCAGCAGACTGTGGACTTGCTTGAACGACAAATAGCATTCAAGACGAAAATTTAGCAAGATGACTTTGAGTATTGAGCAATCAAATAATCGTCAAATGAAATCGGCGCTGCTGGCCTCTATTGAATTGATCGGCATCGGCCTGATGGGGTACGGCGCATGGCTTTGTTATGAGCCTGCTGGTTACGTGCTAGTGGGTTTTCTTTTATGGTTCGAGGTGAATCAAAATGTTTTCACAGTTAATCGAGAAGCGAGAACTATCGACGATAGGTGACGCATCGGCGTTCGCTCGCTGGCTGATCGACAACACAGGCGGCGATACTTCCTCTGGGGTCAATGTCTCAGAAGGGACAGCGTTACAGCTAACCTATGTTTACGCTTGCATCAATGTTTTAAGTCAAACATTGGCGCATGTTCCTTTGGAGCTTTTGAAGGAAGAATCAAAAGGGCCGAAGCGAGCGACAAACCATTATTTGTGGGGAGTCATCAGCAATCCGTTTTCAGAGTGCAGCGATTATCTTTGGAAAGAAACGCTAGAGTCACATAGGAATGGATGGGGAAACGGTTTCGCTTTGATTCGCCGCGATGGTGCAATGGTTCAAGATTTGCCGTTGCTTTATCCAGACAGGACGCAAGCTCACAGACTGCTGAATGACAGTTCGATTGTTTACATCACAGAAAGGGAAGGCAAGAAACTTCAAATACCTGCTGCTGACGTTCTTCATTTTTCCGGCATGGGATTCGATGGGCTGACAGGTTATTCGCCAATTCATCAAGCGCGTGAAGCAATTGGCTTAGGCTTGTCCACTCACAAGTATGGCGGGTCATTCTTTGGCAAGGGCGGAACACCGAAGGGCGTGATTGAGTCAGAGGTTCCAGCTAATTCGCTTGGTCAGTTTGCTGACGAGTTCAGAAAGAACTATGGCAGTCTGGATCAGGCTAATGGAACACCCGTACTGCCGAAGGGTTTGAGTTATAAGCCGCTGTCGGTAAACCCTGACGATGCGCAAACGCTGGAAACTCTTAAGTTCAACCGAACAGAAATTGCGGGGCTGTACCGAGTACCACCGCAGTTCATCATGGATTTGGAACGCTCCACGTTTACGAATGCCTCAGAAATGGATTTGCACTTCGTGAAGCACACCATGATTCCGATTTACAGTCGATGGGAAGCCGAGTTGAATCGCAAGCTGTTGACCGAATCGGAGCGCAGGCGAGGCTATCACTTCAAATTTAACGTCAACGGCTTGCTTCGCGGTGCTACGAAGGAACGATTTGAGGCGTACCACGTAGCGCTGCAAGATGGCTGGATCAGTCGCAACGAAGTGCGAGTAAAAGAGGATATGCCGACTGAGGCAGGGCTGGACGAGTTTCTGGTGCCTAACAATATGGTTAGGCCTAATGACGAGACTGCAAGCGAGCCGCAAGATGATGATACTGGCGAGCAGCTAACTGATGAGCAAGCGCGATTCTTACCGCTTGTTGAAATGATTTCGCAGCGTATCGCAAGCAAAGAGCGTCGATGCCTTGAGCGCTATTCGATAAGCCCGAGTAAGCTGGCTGATCTGTACGTAACTGAACTGCCGGAATTTATTGCGACTACTGTCGAGCCGCTGTCAAGAGTAATGGTGGACAACCACGAAACATTTATGGACAATTTCTCAAAACAGTACATCAAGCGCCAGATGACTAAACCCGCAACGGCAGAATCGGTCACTGAAAGCGATGTGCAAAAAACCTTTTTCGAGGTGTTGAATGGACATTGAAAGACGATTCCTTGCCCAACCTGTCGAGATCAGAGCCGAGACTGATAACGAAGGTGAAAAGATTGTTGGTTATGGCGCTGTGTTTGAAAGCCGCAGCGAGAATTTAGGCGGGTTCACTGAGATCATTGAAAAAGGCGCGTTCGATAACGTGCTCGATCAAGACGTTAGAGGGCTTTTTAATCACGACCCGAATTATGTGCTCGGCAGACAATCGGCAGGAACGCTTAAACTGTCAGTTGATGAGCGCGGTTTGAAATACGAGATTGACCCGCCAGCAACAGACACAATTCGCGATCTGGTCATGGAGCCAATGAAACGCGGTGATATTTCAGGCAGTTCATTTGGTTTCATCGTTGACGATGATGAATGGACAGAGGGCGACGATGGCGCTGTGACGCGCACGATCAAATCGGTTCGCTCTTTGATGGACGTTGGGCCTGTGACTTTTCCTGCATACCCTGAAACGGGGGCCGCTATGAGATCATTAAACGAATTCAGACAAGCGATCAAAGAGGGTCGAACCCTTGACGCTGATCAGCTTGTTGCGCGCATCGAGGACTTAGAGCTTGAGGTGCGCCGCCTTCAAGAGTCGAACGCCACTTATCGGCGTTTGCTCAACATTGAAACTGCATCGGCAGACAACGACTAAACCATCACAGGGAGCATCCGACTATGGATTTGAATCAGAAACTCTCGGCCTATCGGGACGAGGAAATGGAAAAACGGTCACGCGCTGCCGATCTCGCAGATGAGCAAGCAAAGCGCGAACTGAACAGCGACGAGATTGCAGAGCTTGACGAGATTCACGGTCGAATCAAGACACTGCAAGAGCAACAGCGTTCGATTCAGTCTCAGCTTGAAATTGGCCCGTACTCGAAAGACGTCAACGAGCCGATTGGCATGAATGACAAAGAAATCCGCGAGTTCTCGCTGCTCAAGCTGCTCAAGGCACAATCGCGTGACGCTTCACAGGCTGATCGTGACGCTGCGACGCTGGAGCTTGAAGCATCACGCGCAGTCGAGCAGAAAATCGGTCAGGCAGCAACAGGCTGCTATATCCCGACAGAAATTACGGGTGATTATCGCTCAGTTAATGACCCGGTCGAAAAGCGCGATCTGTCAGCTGACGTTTTCAGTCAGGCAGGCGCGCTGGTTGGTGTTGACTTTAGACCGCAACAGCTGATCCCTCTGCTGCGTAACGCAATGGCGCTTTCCACCGCTGGCGTGACGATGCTCGATGGCCTCGTCGGCGATGTTGCGATTCCTCGTCAGACGGGTGCTGGTTCAACGACTTGGGTCAACACTGATGGCGGCGCAGTCAGCGAAACGAATCAAACGGTCGGTCAGGTAACGCTGACTCCGCGAACGCTTGGCGCATTCACTGACTACACTCGCCAGCTAAGGCTGCAAAGCTCGGTTTCTGTCGAGAACTTCATCCGTCAGGACTTGATGACAATCGTTGCTCTTGAGAAAGATCGCGCTGCGCTTCACGGTTCTGGCACAGCGGGTCAGCCTGTTGGTATCGCGAACACCACTGGCGTCGGTACTGAGACTTTCTCAACGACTGGAGGCCCGACTCGCCCTGAAGTGATCGCCATGCGATCTGATCTGGCGACTGCAAACGCTCTTGCTGGCAATCTGAACTTCATCACGAACAGCACCGTTTACGGCAACCTGCTCTCTGAGCTTGTCGATGCTGGCTCTGGTCAGTTCCTGCTGAACGAGAACACCAGCACCATGATCGGTCGCAACGTGATCGAATCGAATCAGGTCGCAGCCAATACAATTTTCTTTGGAAATTGGGCTGATCTGCTCATGGGTTCTTGGGGCGGCATGGATATCCTTATCGACCCCTATACCGCGAGCACAACTGGCACAGTTCGAGTGGTGATTTTCCATACTTGCGACGTAGCTGTGCGCAGACCCGCATCATTCACTGTTGGCTCGTAAGCGCTGACTCAACTGAGAGGAACATTAAATGTTCGAGAAAAAAGATTTTGGTAATGACAGCATCGTTATAGGCCTGATCTCGCAAACGCTTACTGCTGATGGCACTGGCGCGGCGATTGACGCAAAGGACTTTGACGCGACTGCTGTTCTGTTCAACATCGGCAATTCCGGTGACACGCTTTCCGGCTCGGTTTATATCGAGTGCGAAATTCAAGTGTCTGATGACAACAGCACTTGGACAGCAGCAGCTGATGCAGAAGTGTATAACCCTGTAACTGGCACCAACACTGGTACGGTTGCAGTGATTAACGCACCTGCTGAGGACTCGCTGCTTGTCACTGGCATTTACCGTGGTCGTGATCGCTATGTGCGGGGCGTGATTAACCTCACTGGCACCCATTCGAATGGGACGCCTTGCGGCATTACTTACGTCAAGACTCGCGACAAGTACAGCTAAACGGCTGTTGCTTTTCCACGTTGGGCGGCTTCCATTACCTCTGGTGGTTGCCGCCCTTTTTATTTGAGAGATTGAAACATGGCAAAACGAGTCAAGTTCAACATTCCTTGCTTAGTCGCTGGCGCGAAGTACGCAGCAGGTGATGAAGAAACGATCAACGACAACGATTACTCAGAGCTTTCAATGATGAGTCGGTTGGGCGTTCCTTACGTCGAACTGGTTGAGGATCACAAGAAAGAAACCGTGATCGAGCAGGCAGAGAAAGCGCCGAAGCCAAAGCGCAAAGCGAAAGCGAAGGCAAAAGCGAAACGGGAAACGGCCACTAAAGAATGAGCATTGTTCGTCAAATCAGCCGCGGGGATACGTTCAACCATCAGGTCAATCTGGTGACTGGCCCCACGTTTGAGCCTGTGACAACTCAGGAGGCTAAAGACCATCTGCGCGTTACGCATGACGATGATGACATTGAAATTGCAACCATGATCACCGCTGCTCGACTTCGGATAGAGGCGCTGTCGGGCATGAGACTGGCGAGCCAGACTGTTGACGTCATCGCTGATAATTGGGAAGCGCTTGCAGACCCCAATCGCCGTGAAGTGCTGCGGCTTGGCATTGCGCCTGTGACGTCGATTACTTCGGTGAAGTATTACGATGGTGACGATAACGATACGACCTACAGCGCATCGAATTACTGGACTGACACCAACTCGGTGCCTGCTCGCATTCAGTGCAAGACAAGCTGGCCGACAAGTGTCAACGAGCGCATTGGTAATATCAGGATTCGCTGCGTCGTGGGCTACTCAAGCCGCAATGCAGTGCCTGCGATATTCAAGCAAGCGATCAAGCTGCTTGTCGGTCACTATTACGAGAATCGGGAGCAGGTCACTGATCTGCGTCTGATCGAAATACCGGATGGCATTTACCATCTGGTGCAAAGCCACCCTGAGTTTCATCATTATGCCACTGGTGCGCTTTAACATTATTACGAACTTCCGTGGAGTCGAGTATCGCCCCGGCGACGAGGCTGAACTGACTGAAGCGGAAATAAAAACATTTGATGGCACTGGCTCGTCCGGTATGCCTCACATCATAAGGGTGAAAGATGGCGCGACGAATGCTCAAAGCGGGGACGTTACGGCATCCGATCACGATTCAGAGTAACACGATTGGCCGTGATGCTTACGGCGGTCTGACTGAATCATGGGCGACCCATTTCACCACTCGCGCCAGCGTCAACTCAATCGGCGCCACTGAGCGTCAAAGCGGTGACAGGATCACTGCTGACCACGTTTACGAGTTCATCTTTAGAGTTCACCCTTCCAAGTCTGTCACGCCTCAGAATCGCATAAGTTACGACTCGCGCACGTTCGACATTGAGACTGTCGAGAATTTCGAGGAAAAGGATCACATCATTCGACTGACCGCTGTCGAGAGGAATCTGTAATGGCTGAGATAACAGGGTTCGATAGAACGTATTTTAGCCATAAAGGCGCTGGCGGCATGGGATTCGATCTTGACGCCACGGACTTCGTGAAAGCGCTCGGGCATTTGTCGTATGACTTAGAGCACCAGCTAGGCAGCAAGGCTGTCAGAGCAGGCGCGAATATGTACGCAAAGCAGATGCGCAAAGCAGTTCCAATGGACACTGAGGACGAAGGCGGCAGAAAGCGACGCGAGACACGCATGAAATGGAAAAAGGCGGGGAAAGGTCAGTGGTTTGACTCAAAAGTTGAGGACAAAGATACCCGCGACGTTCATCTGCGGCGTTCTATTCGTGTCAGACAGGAAAAGGGAGCCAAGAAACGCGGCATCTTGAATTTCAGAGTCGGCATCATTGGTTGGGCGCGAGCTTACGCGCACGTTTTTGAGTTTGGTTCGAGCAAGGGCCATCGAGCCAATAGGATTTTCACTCGCACACTTGAAGCAAACTGGAGTCAATACGTCGAGGAAATGACGAAGGTGATGCGCGAGGGGTTAAAGCAACATGGCAGAAGTTGAGTCAGCTGTAAAATCGTTGCTTGAGACTGTCACCAGCAACCTTTCAAGCAGCAGCGCGATTTATGCGGTTCTTGGGCCGCAGAACGCTGTAAAGCCTTACGTTGTTTTCGATGTGGTTGGCGATGACGTCACGAACGTCATGGGAACAGAAACAAAGCCGACACGCGCAACCGTTGAAGTGATGATGTATGCGTCCACCTTTCTTGAGATCGTCAACATCACGAACGATATACGTGGAGCTTTCAACCGTTATAGCGGTACAATCAACAGCGTTGTGATTCAGGATATTTTTTACGATGGTCGGGATGACTACTACGACGAACCCGACAGAACTTACGAAAGGTCACTGACCTTTACCATTTGGTACGAGGAATAAAGCATGGCAACGTCAGTCATAACAGACCGTGACTTATGGGTTGGCTCGCTTAATCTGAGCAACATCGCGCACACTGCCGTTTTAGATTACGGCGCTGAGGCTGTGGACAATACAACGCTGGCCGATACGACGCGCAGCAATGCGGGTGGTTTGAAAACGGTCGGATTTTCGATTGACGCCTATTCTGACTTCACCACTTATGATGGTGTGCTGTTCTCAAGTGTCGGTGGCTCGACGCCCATCACGTTCGACGTTCGCGAAAACAACAACTGTTTCATTTTCAACGCGACGCACTTGGTTCATAACCCGCTGACTGGCGCAGTTGGCGATATGGCAGGCATGAACATTTCTGGCGCGACTGCTGGCGTCATGGCTGATGGTGTTGTCATGTATGACGATTCAACAGCATCGTCAGGGAATACGTCAGGCTCGCAGGTTGGATCAGTGAGCGCGACTCGCGCTATGTTTGCAAATCTACACGTTACCGCAGCGGCGGGAACCTCACTTGACGTTGTTGTTCAATCTGATGACAACGCAGGATTTACCAGCCCGACTAACCGAATCACGTTCACGCAGGCGACAGGCGTTACTAGCGAGCACTTGTCGGTAGCGGGCGCAATCACTGACGATTACTGGCGCATCAGCTACACCATTGTCGGAGGTTCGTTCACTTTTGCCGTTGCGATTGGCGCAGCGGATATTTAAGGGAGGTCATTTCACATGGCAACTTTTGTTCTTACGGATGCAAGCGTCACGATCAACAGCGTTGACCTTTCTGATCATGTTCGCAGCGTCACAATGTCCTATGAAGCTGAGTCGGTGGATGACACCAACATGGCTGACACAACGCGAATCAATACTGGCGGCCTGCTGAATTACTCGGTGGAGGTTGAGTTTTCGCAAGACTTTGCAGCTAACGAAGTTGATGCGACGCTGTTCAGCTTGGTTGGTTCAACGACCACGGTGATCATTAAGCCGACTTCGAGCGCTGTCAGTTCAACCAATCCGTCATTTAGTGGCACGATGCTGTTGACAAGTTACACGCCTGTTACTGGTACTGTCGGCGATCTGGCGACTGCCACGGCATCGTTTGTACCTGCTGGCGCACTGACGAGGGCCACGAGCTAATAAGATGGACGAATTTACCGCCGAGGATTTGGAAACTTATACTGCAACTGTTCATCCGATTGAGTTGCTTGGCAAACGCGCTTACATCCGAGGGCTGACGCTTGACGGACAGGAGGCGATTGCCAAGAAATTCAATCAGCGAGACATTGAACAAGAAACGACTGCCGCCGATCTGCGTTTTTTGCTTGCTTGTGTTCTGTGCGACTCAAAAGGAAATCTGATCTTTTCGGATTTTGAGAAAGGCGCGCAGGCGTTGAATAGACTCGATCACGATGATCTGCTCGGGCTGATTGAAAGCTACAACGCAGCGAACGGACAGGACATTGAAGCGGAAAAAAAGCCCTCAGAGACAATCCAATCAGTGCGCTAAAGATTCGATTGTCGAAAGAATACGGCATACCGCCAAGCGAAATAGGCCGGCGGTTCACCGCGAAAGAAGTGAGCCAGATAGTCGCGTTTGAGTTGATACAGGACGAGATCGCGAAAGAAGCGCAGAGAGTTGCAGAGCTTGAGGCGAAAGCGAAAGGCATGAGGCATCAACTGTAATGGCTATACTCGGTTCAATCATTGCCAATCTTGGCATGAACACAGCCAACTTTAAGGCTGGCGTTAAGACTGCGACCACGCAGCTTGAGCGTTTTTCCCATACTGCTAAACGCAAGTTCCGCGAAATCAACAAATCAGCTGGCGTCACTGCTGAACGTATCGGAGCAATCGGTGCGGTCGGCTTTGGCGCATTAGTGAAAAATGCGATTGATTCGGCTGATCAGATGGAAAAAATCAATCGGCGCTTGGGGATATCGACTGAAGCTCTATCACAGCTGAAATTCGCAGCAGAGCAGTCAGGCATCGCTTTTAATCAGCTGACAATGGGAATGCAAAGGATGCAGCGCCGCGTCGCTGAGGCCGCTCAGGGAACGGGTGAGGCGAAAGATGCTCTGATCGAGCTTGGTCTGTCTGCGCAGCAGTTGAATAAAATGTCACTCGATCAGCAGTTGCTTGCTGTCGCTGACGCAATGCAAGGGCTTGAGGAATCGGGCGACAAGACTAGATTAGCGATGAAGCTGTTTGACAGCGAAGGCGTTGCCTTGCTGCAAATGTTCGAGGAAGGAAAGATTGGCATTGAGGAGTTGATGGCTGAAGCTGACAAGCTCGGCTTGACCCTGAACAACAAGACAGCGAAAGGTGCTGCTGCTGCCAATGACGCGATAAACCGAGCAAAGGCCGCGATGCAAGGTGCTGCTTTGCAAGCTGCTGAGAACACTGCGCCAGCTATCGAGCATCTTGCAAATCAGTTTTCATCGGTCATCCCTCTTGGTGTAAATCTCGCGATCAAGGGACTTTATAAGTTTCAACAGGTTGCGGGATCAAGTTTGGCTTGGATTGTTGAGAAGTACGCGACACTCCATCTGGTGATTGGTGACGCGCTAGGGCGATTGGGTTTTCACCAACAGGCGCTGGCCGAATTTAAGGATGCCGAGGTTTTGGCGAACTTTGCTCAATCGTTGCAAAACGTCGCAGATGGCGCAGCGGCAGCTGAATCTCAACTGAATGAGACAAAGCACACTGTTGGGGAAATGGCTGCGAATCCAGACGCGAAAGACGCAAATACGCAAATCAACTTAATGACGGAAGGGCTTGCAGCAGCACAGCAAGAGGCTGCGAAACTCGGTGAAACAATGTCAGTTGATCTGTTCGACTCAAGCAAAAACGCTTTTGAGCAGATACAAGATCAGTTCAAGCAGACATTGAAAAACATGATCAACGACTGGATCAGTTCAGGCATTCGTGATCTCTTTAAGAATCTCGGCTTTTTCTCAGGAAAGGGCGGGTTTTTTAAATCGCTTTTCCCCGGCTTCGCTACCGGAGGATCGTTCACTGTGGGCGGCAGAGGCGGCACTGATAACAATCTGGTTGCTTTTCGCGCTTCTCGCGGTGAACAAGTTACAGTCAGCACACCAGCACAACAGGCAGCAATGGGCGGCGGTGGTGGTATTGTTTTCCAGAATTCTTATGACTTCAGTGGTTCCACATTAAGTGAAGCGGAAGTCAGACAGATGATCGAGCAAAGCCAGCAGATGACGAAGCGACAAATTCAAAACGAAATGATCAGGGGTAGATTCTAATGCCGAGCGTTGTAGCCTTTCCTTCGATCACTCCCAACGTCACCGAGGCGGGGATTATCACTAACTCGAAACAGTTTGTTTCACCGCTTACTGGATACACGCAAACAGCGAGCCGCAAGGGTGGCCGCTGGATGATGCGAATGGTGTTCAACAACCTGCAAGGCTCATCGCGTCGAGTCCTGCAAGGTTATCTGAATTTTATGGAAGGTCAGGTTAATCGAATCGAAACCGTTGACCATTCGTATACTGGTGCGCTCGGTGCGCTCGGCGTAAATATCGAAGTTGATGGGGCTAACCAGACAGGCACCACGCTGAACATCAAAGAAGTTTCAGCAGGCACCAGTACGATTGCTAATTTTTTCCGCGCTGGCGATCTGATCTGTTTCAGCAACGGTACTTATTACGAACTGAAACAAGTGACCAGCGACACTGACTTGACCACTGGCACCGCATCAGTTCCCATTGCGCCGGAAATCCACACTTCACCGACTGACGCGCAAGCCGTAGAAACTGGCTCTTTCACTTCCGCTATTACGTCAGCATCTTGGAGCTATCCGGTCGGGACGTTCATGCTGGTTTCGCCTGTTGTGCGATGGGGTAACCGACCGGGGCAAGTCTCTGGATCGTCATCGCCGTTTTCTGATTTCACCGTTGAGTTGATGGAGGATATTGGCACATGAGTCGCGGCATTGATTCTGCTGTCACCACTGACGTTTCAACTGAAAGACATATCAGGCTTGTCAGTTTCGTTGCGCTTGAGCTTGATAGTGGAACTGTTTATTTGCATGACTCAATCGGTACATTCAGTTTCGGTGGCAATGATTATCTAGGTGTTGGTGACTTTGGCGGGATCAGCACTATCGAAGAAAATCAGCAAATGTCAGCTTACGAAATCACGCTGGTATTGTCGGGCCTCGATGCTGATCTGCTGGATGAAGCGCTCAACCAAAATTATCAGGGTCGCCCCGTGACCATTTATCTCGGCGCGATTGATCTGGACACTGGCGCACTGTTGGCAACGCCGAATGAGATCTGGTCGGGTGTCACTGATATTGCCCGAATTGCGTTAGGTGCTGGAAATGAAAACGCCATTGAAATCACTTGTGAATCGGATTTTGCCAAACTCGAAAAGATTAACGGCAGAACCTTCAGTGATGCTGATCTACAGGCCGAGTATTCCGGTGACACGTTTCTGCAATATTTGGCGGCGATGGAGGATGCAAAAGTTGTCTGGCGCGGCGAAAACGCAAACAAGTTTGGTAAGCCGGGGCGGGATGGAAACGATCCTAGAATTGCGCCTAAGTTTATGGGTTTTTGATGAACGAAAGACAAAAAGCAGTCAGGGAAATTATGCTGGAATATGCAGGCGAGCCGTTTGAATGGGGTTCGCTTGATTGCTGTCACTTCGCGGCAAAGGTTGCTGAAAGAATAACGGGTGTTGATTATTCGGCAGGCTTCGATTACTGGTCAGAGCAAGGGGCTGAAACAATCATTGAAAGGTTTGGCGATCTGACTGGCTTGGTATCGCACATTTTGAATCGCAGCCATGTTGAGATAAGCGCGCTCGATGTTGGCGATCCTTGCTTAGTGAGAATTCCCATTCAAGGTGATTTGCTTGGAATCTACAATGGCAACAATGCAATCGTAAAAATGAAAGCGAGAGCGTATCAGGTTGAGCGCAAGCGCGTGATGTGGGGGTGGAACATTGGCTAACGCAGTCATAAATTGGGTAGTCAATACGCTTGTCACTATTGGTGTCAGTGCTGAAACGGCTGTTGCTGTCGGAAATGTTTTAACTACCATTGCGGCAAGCAAGACTTTCGCCACTATTGCCACGCTTGCTGTTAGTTCTGCCGTGATGAAATCGAGGATGCCCGACCTTTCCGATAATGCGGATTTGAAACGGGACATAAATATCAGGTCAGCTATCGAAGGGCGAAAAATACTCTACGGTGAAACTCAAGTCGGCGGCGTTGTCGTTTATACCAATGTTGGTGGTACTGACAACTCCACGCTGACCGTTGTCATTGCTCATGCAGGACATCAGGTCAACGATATGACTGATTTCTATCTGGATGGTACGCTGATCGCTGACGCTGATATCGGCAGTGGTGCTGGTGCCGATAGCGGATTGCAGCAAGTTTCTGGCGGCGCTTATTACAGCGCAACTTCTGGTCAGGGTTATGTCAGCATTGATCGCCGCACTGGTTCACCGACTCAAGCAACAAACTCACTTTTGAATTCGCAGTTTCCATCTGATTTCGATACGGCAGACCGTGGCAGAGAGATTGCGTATTCACTGGTTCAGTTGCGCCTCGAAGAAATCAGCGAAAAAATGTTTGAGTCTGGCGCGCCTTCTGCTTACAAGTGTTTGATTCAGGGAAAGCTGCTTTACGATCCGGCTGCTGACGCTGGTGTTGCTGGCGCTGATATGATCGCCAATGGTTTTAGTTCTGGCACGTACAAATCATATTCAACCAATCCGGTACTCGCTGCTATCGATTACATGATGGATGATCGGCTAGGCATGGCGATTGATCCATCCAAGATTGATTGGGATGAAGTTGTAGACGAAGCCGCGTATTGCGATCAGCCAGTGGTGAATAGCACGACAGGTCAGCGTGAAACACGCTTCACCTGTAACGGTGTGCTTTCCACTTACGACACGCACAAAACTAATCTGCAACGCTTGCTGTCATCTTGTAATGGTTCCATTGCTTACAAAAACGGCAAATGGTTCGTTAAGGTCGGTCGCTATGGTCAGGGTGCGAACCTTGTCAGCAACGGCGATTTTTCCGGTGGTCTAACAGGCTGGACAACATTCGGCACCGCCACCACGAACACAGTTACCAGCGAACGGCTTGAACTGGTCGTTGCTGCTGGTAATAAAGCAGGACGTTACCAAACACTATCAGGGTTGACGGTCGGTAACCTTTACACTGTGTCTGTTCTGTTTGAGAACATGAGCATCGGCGCATCGTCAACCGCTGAGTGTACGGTATCAACTGGAACGGCTGACAGCGGCACGAATCTCGGCGGGGCCAATATCGGCGTTGGTGGTCAAGATGGTAATTATGAGTTCGATTTCATTGCAACAGGGACTACGGCTTATCTGAATCTCTTTATCAATGCGGCGAATAACAGCAGCGGGTTTTTCGATAACGTCGAAACCTATCTGGTCGCTGAAAAGACAGTTACGGCAGATTGGCTTCGTGACACTGTAGGCATTCAAACTGGTTTGACGAAAGCTGAAAGATACAATGGCGCTAGGGCGTTTTATTTCAGCAAGGACGAAACTTATAAGCAGGTGCAGACCTTAGAGGTCACCAGCACTGTAAACCTATCACGTGACAATCAGGAAGTGTTGTTCAGAGAAATCAACCTTCCCTGCACTGATACCGAGGACGAATCGCAGCGCATCCTTTACAAGTTGCTCAAGATGAACGAGCAGAATGTACGCCTGACGGTTCCTTGTAACTATCTGGCGCTCGATGTGGCTGTGCATGACCGAGTGATGGTCACCATTGATGAATTGAGTTACAGCAACAAGCCGTTTTTGGTTGAAGGCTGGCAGCTTGTAGACAATCAGGGTGGCGTTGATCTTATCTTGATCGAGGATGACAACGACTATTGGCGCGACCCTGATCAGAATGATTACGCCACACGAACGGCGACAGGTGCGCTTGTGCCTGCAACGCCTGAAGTTCCACCGCCGACCAACGTTACGCTCACCGCAAAAACTGATTTACCATCATTTTTGATAACTTGGGACGATCCTGAACCGTCGAGCATGTTCGACTTTGCGCAGGTATATCGCTCAACCACAAACAGTTTTGGCTCTGCAACCGTTCTCGTAGATACTCGCGCAAACGCATTTGTTGACACGACCGTTACTGCTGGAACGACATACTACTATTGGGTGCGGTCAAGAAAATGGAATGAATTTTCTACCGAAGTCGCTACGACCCCGACTAATTCCGCAGCGGCCACGATCAGTGCCACGAGCATCGAATGGGCTGCGGTTCTTGATGGTGCTGGAACTCGGCCAGATGACAATGCGACTGTCGGCGGCCAGCTTGGAACAAATATCCTCGACGAAGGCGGCGCAACGCTTTCAGATATTGATGCTGTAAATGACTACGCGCAATCGGGTGGATTCGTTGCAGCCAATCCCAATGCGTACATGGATATCGTCAAAAGTGATGGTACACCGCAAGGCTATTGGATTGGCGATCAGTCGGGATCAGCAGCGCGCACTGATTTGCTTGGCTACACCGACGCGAACCGTGATGTGATGGAAGTAACAAACAGCGGCGGGTCGATTCCGGTGATCTGTACAACCGCCATCAGGGCAGACTATTTCAATCGCTTGAAGGTTTGGGCGCGCATGAAATGCGACTCATCAACCAGCGTCTATATTCGCATGAGGCAGTTTGATACTTCCGACCTTGGCGCTGACAAACTGGCAGTCGGGACAGCATCGCCGACGAATGCGGATTCAGAAGTGGTTACGGCAGACCGCTCCTATGGCAACGTCACGCCTTCGGAAACTGCTTACTCTTTGACTAGCGGCTATAGCGAAATCACTGTTGATTTTGGGTCGGTGTATAAAGATGACGATGACCTGAACACTGGCGCGGTTGATGAACCACGTTGGATTTCGGTTAGCTTTGAAGCGACCAGCGCTGTTGATGTGCAGGTCGATTCTTTCATCGTCTATTGGGAACCGCTGACAATTATTCAAAACTCTGGCGCTCCGACGCTGCTCAACGCCTCAATGAAAGGTTTGCAATATAGTGACATTTCAACAGACGATTTGTATGTTTGCGATGGTACTGCGTGGAACAAAATTAATACTGCGCATCCAAGCGGCACTGACATTTCTTTCGTTGGCAATCAGGCGATTGTTGACACTGTAAATGCATTCGATATTTTTGCTCTTGACGGGTCATATAATGTCAAAGTTGATTCTTCTGCCAACACCACGATTGATGCGACAAATTTCTTGGGTTTGACCGCAGGCATTTTGATCGAAGTTACGCAAAACCTCGACATGAACAGCAATAACATTGTCGGCGGCGGGACTATCACGGCGACAACTTTCAGCGGTTCGCTGTCAGGTAACGCCACAACCGCAACGACTGCTGGCACAGTGACAACCGCAGCGCAACCAGCGATCACCAGCGTCGGGACGCTAACCAGCCTAACTACCTCTGGCCTTGTTACTGCTCAAACCAGCGGCGCATCAGGCGGCGCACTTGTTGCCAGCAATACGAACGGCTCTTTTTCTGGTCTGCTCAATCAAGTAAAGGCGACTCGCGCAGCGTCGAGCGCATATCAGCTTTTACGTTGCGATGCGTCTGGCGGTGCTGATGCGAAGTTTAGGGTAAAAGGTGATGGTAATGTTACTTGCGATGGCAGCTTTACAGGTGGCGGCGCTGACTTTGCTGAATTCATGGAATGGGCTGATGGCAACCCAACAGGCGAGGATCGCGCCGGGATGGTGGTGCAGATTGCCGAGGGTTCCGGCGGCATGATCGAAGTGTGCACTGACCCCGCGAAAGCCATTGGAGTCATATCAGTCAACCCAACAGCAACAGGCGGCAGTGATTGGGCAGGCTGGCAGGGCAAATATGCTACTGATGCTTTCGGTCGCAGACTGGTCGATGAGAATGGCGACAACTATTATGCCGATGACTATGATCCTGATCGCGAACACAAATCTCGTGAAGATCGACCCGAGTGGGATAAGGTTGGATTGGTGGGAATTGTTCCTATTCTTGACAACCAGCAAACCGCGCCAAGCTGGATAAAGCTCAACAATATTGGCAACGGGATCAGCAGGTGGTTGATCAAATGAGCAATTCAGCTAACTGATTTAGAGGACATAATGATCCAATCACAATTTAGAGGGGCGGACGTTGATGCTTTCGGTCGCCAAAGAGTTAGTCAGGTTACAAGCCTGCTTGATGTAAAACATCAGAACGACAAAACTCCTGATGTTGTCGATGAGCAAATTATTGGCAGCAGCACCAGCACACATAGCGCTGCGAATGGCAGTGTAACGATGTCGGTTAATGCTGATGCTGAGGCAGTAATCAGACAGACGTTTCAACGGGTGCCGTATTTCCCCGGCAAAGGTCAGCAATTCTATTTCACATTCGATAACTTTGTTAACGAAACAAATATTATCAAGCGTGTCGGATGCTTTCATTCAAACACAACATCACCATTTGATAGCGACATTGATGGTATTTTTCTGGAATCATCTGGTAGTGATTACACCGTCAATGTTTACAAGAACGGCACTGCCACCGCGTCGATTTCCAGAGCTGATTGGGATGATCCGATGGATGGAACAGGTCCATCGTTGCAAACTATCGACTTAAGCAAAAGTCAAATTTTGACCATCGACTATGAGTATCTTGGTGTTGGCTACGTCCGATTTTCGTTCGTGATTGATGGCGTCATCTATCAGTTCCACCGATACAATCATTCTAATGTTGGCAACTCCACTTACATGACTCACAGCAACCAGCCGATCCGTTATGAAATTCGTCAAGCTGGTGCGGGGTCAGGCTCGTTCGAAATGATATGTGCAACGGGTGGCAGTGAGGGAAGCATTAACACCCTTGGGGTCGATGGTACGCTTAATATGGGAACGACTCACGTTAACGCAAACGTTGCAGGCACAAGCTATGCGCTCATAGGCATTAGGCTGAATGCCTCAAAGCCGAATATCTACGCACACATTACCTCATTTTCAATTTTGTCGACTACCAATGACAATTACCTTTGGCGACTTGTAAGAAATCCGACTGTCGCAGGTACGTTCACATATAGTGAGGTGGATGCGATCGAGGGCGCGATAGGCGCTACGGCAAATACTGTGACAGGTGGAACTGAGCTTCTATCTGGATATGCGGCAGCTCGTACGGTTTTCGAATTGCCCATCGAGGCAGCGTTGCATATCGGCATTGCAATTGACGGAACGCCTGATGAAATTGTGCTCTGTGCGACCCCGTTAAGCAATAACTCCGACATTATTGCCAGTATTGATTGGCTTAAGTCACTGTGATCAAGCACCGCATCATGGTGTATCAAACCGCTGATTTGTGTCTTGGCTTCAAGGGGCGATCATGCAGCTTTGAGCATCGACCTTTGCCGGACAGGACACCAGAAGCGCAGGCAGCGTATCAGCGCCTCAGAAACGACCTGCTGGCGAATGGGATGAAGCACCCGCTAATAACCTACTGCGGTCACATTCTGATTGGAATGCGGCGCTTTGAAATCCTCAAAGATCGACAGGACGAATTCAAATGCGTCGAAGTGCTTGAAGATGTGAGGTTTTGGGAGCGTGACGATATCAAGCGGCTGCAAGCATTCAAGCGTGAACTGTACGGGGACTCGATTGATGCCTTCGAAGGTTGAATTTAAAGAATGCAAACAGCCTGTCAGTGCGCTTGTGTGCGGCTACAAGGGGCGCGAGCTTCACTTTAAGCACAAGCATTACTCAGAGCGCAGCGACGCGCAGAGAGCTATGTACGACCGCCTGAGAGCGCATCTGGCTGAAAACGGCATGTTTAATCCCATCGTGACGCATAAAGGTCACGTTCTGATCGGTCAGCGGCGCTTTGAAATCATGCGCGAATGGGTGACGGAAATAGACTGCCTCGAAATCATCACCGATATTTATGATTGGCCGATTGCTCGGGTAACTGAGATCACGAACGCAGTGAAACGCTATTACTGGAAGCGAGAGCAAGAGCGATGCGTAAGCATTCCCAAAAATCTGTAGCCACAACTTTTTTTGTGGTGCTCACAACTTTTTTTGTGGTCAGCTGCGCCAGCCAGCCGAGCGTCGATAACCCGCCCACTGATTTCGAGCGTGGCGAGGAAACAATGGAGCCGTGGGGCTGTTTAGAGTCAAAGGTATTTGGGAGGGAGGTAGATTGTTAAAGCGCATCGCGGAAAAAATCGAAATGATCCCGTTTACAACTTGCTGGATTTGGAATGCGTCAATAACGAAAACTGGTTATCCGCAGGTTTACTATCAGGGGCAAATGCGTAAAGCGCATCGAGTTATTTCGCATATAGAAAATGGAACCCCATTAGTTGGATCGAAAAACAGCTTTATCAATCATAAATGCAACAATCCTTTTTGTGTTAACCCTGCTCATCTTTACGAAGGAACGCGGTCCGAAAACGAGATAGACAAAGCAATAGCAGGCAATGTTTGCAACCCGTTTGGTCGCCAGCGGTTGAGCGTTGCAGACGTCAAGCAAATTAAAAAGTTATTGGCTCAAGGCGAAAAGCAGATTGTGATTGCGAAGCGGTATGGCGTGAGCCGAACCACAATAGGGAAAATAAAATCTGGTGACAATTGGTCATGGCTTTAACGCAGGCAGACATAGATATTTTTTCTTACCTTCATCAGTGGGTAATTAAGCGGTTTGATTATGTGTCTGACCAGTTTCAATTTGGGAAGGTTGAGCACTTTGTCGATAAAGATACCTGCGCCGCCTTTGTGGCGTTTGAGTCGATATTCGGCTGGCGATTTAAAGGTGATTGTGATGACGCAGCGCTCCTTTGGCGAATGATGCTCAGAGCTTATGGGTTCAAACCGATGCTGGTCGTTTGCGAGACTGAGGCAGGCGAACTGCACATGGTTTGCTCAGTGAACGGGTGGATTTTTGATAATCGCTACCGAGCGTTGAAGCGTCGCGACGATCTGCCTTACAAGTGGCTTAAAATAAGCTCCGCAGAAGCGGGAGGAAAATGGCATGAAATACATCATTAGTTTGATCGCTCTTTGTTTAGTTTCCGGCTGTGCTGGAATGAAACCTGTCAGTGCTCACGTTGACCTTGGAATGCTCGGCGGCATTGTCAACGTGGGCATTGGCGGGTCTATCGGTGACGGCAAATTTGATCCCGTCATCGAAGTCAACGGCGACCAGAAAAGACCACTGCGACAGCGCAGTTATCTTGATGAACTGATGGCGAAAGGTGAACCTATAGAAACCCACGGCGCGTTTACATTTAAAGAGTCAAGGAAGCTGACCGATGCGGGATGGATTGAGCGCGACGGTTGGTGGTTCCCTCCCGAATGACATGGCCCGTTACTCGCATCTAACGCTTTCACAGTATTGCGTTGAGAGTTATCAGCGCTCAGATCATTCTGATGGAAACTTTCAGTACATCAACCCTAAACCTGATCTTCTGGTTTTCAGGGGAACGGACGAAATTCGTGACGTGCTTTCTGACGTTCAATTGATCCTGATGACACGGTTCGACTCTCACGTTGTTGACCTGATTGGTGAACTGGTAGAATCGGGCAGATTGCAGTTTCCAATCACGTTGGCGGGTCACTCGATGGGTGCCGCCATTGCACAACGCGCCGGGATACTTTTCAGAAAGTTCGGATATCAGGTCGATCAGATCGTGTGCTTTGCCCCACCGCGCATCGGAAAGAACAAGCACATTAAAAGAATTACGACTTGCTATCGGAACGGCAACGACTTGGTGACTTACGTGCCGTGGTTTAGGCACCAGTCCAAGCCGATCCAGTTGGCTCACTTCAGCTTTCGCGTTGTATCCCGACACCGAATGTCGGAATACAATCATCTGATGCGGAAAAAGTACGGGCTTGAATCTTAAATTTGGTATCACTCTGATATCAAAAATGATCTCATTTTAGCACCAAATCGACTCGATGCGCTGAAAGCCGCGTGGTTACTGCGTTTCACGATGCTTTACATTAAGCATAAAAAGTCGTTTAATTCGTTTTGAAGGGGCGCAATAGCGCAGGTGCTTCAAACTGAATTCCTACCTATTTCGCACCTTCTTTTTTTTCAATAACAAAGGAATGCGAAATGACTTATATAATCGAAAACGAAAACCGATCACTGACTCAACTGCTTGAGCAAATCAAAGATCAAGCAGCGAGGACAGCTGATTACCTTTCGCCGACTACTGACCTACAGTTTGAAACTGTGAAGTCAGATGACGCACCGAATCGCAGCAGGATCGTGATCGAAGCGCGACAAGGTATGCCGACAACTTGTTTGCAAGTGAATGACGTTGCATTCGACCAGATTGCACAACGCGCTGACTTGCCAGCAAAAACGGCTCGCCGCTTGCGTGACGATTATCCTGATGTGCTTGATCACGCGATCAGACGCATTTGGGATCAAGAGCCTGAAATGCGAATGGTTCGCGCTTTTATGAATCACGGCAACTATACCAGTGTCGAAACTGGCACTGCTCGCGCATTTGTCTCTGATCGTTTCAAGACGTTCGACAACGTGCATCTCCTTGAAGCTGCTTTGCCGCAGTTGATGGAGTCAGACGCGCAATGGAAAATCGTCAACGGAACGGTGACTGATAAGCGAATGTATTTGCAACTCAAGTCAGAAGTGATCACGGCAGACGCAGCAGCGCGAGCCGCTAACCCTTCGCAGAATGTACACATCATGCGACCGACTGAGTACACGCGAGATTTTGGAAACGGAGTCAATCGCACAGTTGGTGACGCAATGGCTTTGGGCATTCGCATTAGCAACAGCGAAGTTGGTCACGGCTCGATCAGCATCAACCAGCTTGTTTGGACGCTGGCTTGCTTGAACGGTATGCAAACAGAAAATCTTTTCCGCAAGGCGCATCTTGGAGCGAAGGCGCAGGATCAAGAGTTTGCATCACTGCTCAAGCAAGACACAATCGACGCAAGCAACCGCGCTTTGAGTTTGCAGATGCGTGACATTGTTGAAGGCTTCGCATCACGCGATTCATTCGAGCAAGTCATCGACAAGATGCGTAACGCTCACGAAAACGTGGTTGAGGCGACTCCGCAAGATGCAGTCGAAAAACTCGGCACAGTTCTCAAGCTGACAAAAAGCGAAACGAGTTCAGTGCTTGATGGTTTGCTCGACACACTCCAGCAATCTGGTTACACCGGAAAGCCTGTTTCTCAAGCAACGATGGTCAACGCAGTGACAGCAGTTCAACATAAAGTTGACGCTGACAATGTTGGCGACTGGCAGCGACTTGGCGCGAAAGTGCTGAACATGCCGCAGCGTGAATGGGAATATGTAGCGAGGGCAGCATGATCGTTTATCGTTATCAGGGAGTCGTATATCAAAGCCGTGATCAGTTGATCGCGGCGATATGCGAAAAACTCAAAGCAGAAGGGAAAATGAAATGACACAAGACGAACAGCGAGAGATCGCTGAAAAGTATCAGCACTGCAAAAGAGAGCTTTTCGAGTTCTGCAATTTGAACGATTTGACCGTGATGCAACGTCAGTATTTGGACAACATTTGCGAATTGTATCGCGCTCAAGGTCGAATCGAAGGCTGTTTTCAGATTTGTGATGCTCTTGTAACTGATTGATCTGTCTAAGAAAAAAGCCCCTTTACTCATTGCGAGTATTGGGGCTTTTTTTATGCGCCAAATTGTTGTTAAATTTGACGCATCGGCTGTTCACATAGCCGCATTGATAGAAAGATAGGTAAGAAACAACGCGGCTCAGCCTTGACGCGAATTCTAACTACTTTTTTCTCTTTGCACCACTATGCGATCAGCGCGGCTCTAAGGGTCACATGGATCGTTCACACTTCTGCCGCAACCGATGACGCTGAATCGTAGGGGAAGGCAGGACGCGATCAGCCAGAAGCATTCGACAGGAGTCGTTAGATACTGCCTCCCGAACGCCGATGGAACTCGTCTGAAAGGGCATATCGGAAGGGAACACAGATTGTAATGATCTTTGGGTTCCCTTTTCCTCAAGAATCTGAACTGAAGGGCATATATAAGATGATTACTCAAGAAATGATAAGGCAGCACTTCGAGTATCGCGATGGGATGCTTTTCAGAGATGGGAAACGCTTAGGGTTTGATGCGAGAAATCGAGGGTATCGACAAATCACTGTGGGGAGTCGCAAAAAATATTACGAGCATCGCGTGATTTGGGTATATCACAATGGCGAAATACCAGAAGGCTTAGAGATTGATCACATCAACGGCAAGCGTGACGATAACAGAATAGAAAACATGCGGCTTGTTACGAGAGCAGATAACAACAAAAACACAGGAACAAAACGCGATGATTGCGGAGTTTACTTTGATCGAGGTAAGTGGGTGGCGAAAATAACTGTAGATTATGAACAAAAACATTTGGGGCGATTTGATAAAAAATCAGACGCGACAAAGGCGCGCAAATGCGCAGAGAAGCAATACAACTTTCACAAAAATCATGGGCGAAAATTATGAACGACTTATTAGGCGACAGCGAAAATGAACTGAGCGAATTAGTAAAAAAACAGAAAGCGGAAACAGAATATAGATTCAAAAAATTCTGGCTTGCATATCCGCGTAAAGAGGGAAAGAAAACAGCATGGGATAAATTCAATCGGTTGTCGCCTGATGTGCAGCAACAGGTTGTTGATCATGTTGGCGAGCGAGCAGATAAAGATGCGAAATGGCTTGCTGGTTATGTCCCTATGCCTGCGACGTTTTTTAATCAAGAAAGGTGGCATGATGAATATGAGGTCAGAGCAGACAAGAAACGCAGCGCAAAGCATAAAGCTGTCGAGCAGATCATTTGCTCAGTTTGCAAGTCTGACACGCGAGCACAGCGCCATAAGGATATATGCATTGGCGGTGTGCCGTTGTTTGATGTAAAGATAAACGGTGCGCATTTCAGACTGAACGCAGATGGTTCAGGTATTACTGAAATTCGCTGATCCCTGAAGTCATGCTTTAGCCTCGCATTGCGGGGCTTTTTTTTGGCCTGAAAAAAGTTATGGACGCAGGCTTGCGGCTGCGGTACATTAAGCATTCAACAACTACATGAATGCCGAGCATGGAACATATCAAAACCGCGATATTCGCAGCGCTGGTCAAAGCGCAATCACAATTTCCCACCATTGAGCGCAGCGTCGAAGTTGACACTGGAAAATATAAATACAAGTTCGCTCCCTATTCAGCAGTGTGCGATGCGATTAAGCAGCCGCTGTCAGAAAACGGGCTGGCGTTTACTCACTTGCTGACAAAAATAGGCGATCAGGAAAGGCTTGAAACGCATCTGTTTCACGAATCGGGCGAGAGCATCGAAACGTCAATGCCTGTTCCGTCGATTGCGTCACCGCAACAGTTTGGTGGTTGGCTGTCTTACATGAAGCGTTATCAGCTGTCAGCGCTGTTGGGTTTGGCGACTGATGACGATGTTGACGCGCAAGACTATGACGCGGCACCGCAAATTGATCCCGCAGAGGTCGCTAGCACAGTCGCATGGTTCATGCAGAAAGCAGCAGACCTTGAGATCGACCCGACAAAAACGCTGCCGTTCGTTGCTGACGATGCCAGCGTGACACGCATCGAGGACTTTCCCCCGCACTTGTACGGCAAGCTGCAAAGAGCAGTCGAAGTCATCGAACTGAAAAAGCAGGCAGAGGGCGATGCGAGTACCGATTAAACAAGGCACTGAGGATTGGCATCTGTGGCGTGATGGCGGCATTGGTGCGAGTGAGATCGCGTCGCTTGCTGGTTGCTCGCCTTACATCGCAGCGCACGAATTGCTCGATGTGAAATGCGGCAGAGTGGAAGCAAAAGCATTCCCGCAATTTCTTGCTGACAAAGGTCACAGACTTGAAGCGATTGCGCGCAGCTACGTCGAGGACTTGTTGCAGTCTCGTCTGTATCAGTTCTGTTATCAGCATGACGAGCATGAATTTATCCGTTACTCGTCAGACGGTATCACTGAGCAGGAAAATATCATTCTTGAGGTCAAGCACGTTGGTGCTGAGTTGTGGGAAAAAGTTGCGTCAGAGCAGCACATACCCGAGCACGTTAAATGGCAGCTAACGCAGGGGTTCGTCTGTTCAGGCGCACGAGTCGGTATCTATGCAGCAGTGCATACGAAAACGAACGAGGTTGCCACCGTCACCTATAACGCTGTGGACACGAAAATGCAGCAGTGCGTCGAACTGTGCTGCGAGTTCTGGCAGATGATTCAGAACGGCGACACGTTGCCTGATCCTGATGCGCCAGTAAACATGGAAGGCAACAACGAGTTCATGGCAGCGATGCAGTCTTACTTTGATATTGCTGAACAAATTGAATCGTTGCAGAAAGCGCAGAGCGAAATCAAATCAGTGTTGATTGATCTGTCAGGTGACAAGAAAGCTGAGTGCTCACTCGGCTCGATCTCAAGTTACGAAAGGGCTGGCAGTCTGTCTTATGCGAAGTTCATCAAAGATGAAGGGCTGAAAGTGCCTGAAAAGTATCGGGGCAAATCATCAACTGTTTACAAGATAGGAAAGGCAAGTGCTGACACACCAGCAGATTAGTGTGCTGTCGTTCGTTGACGGTTACATGAAACGCCACGGCATTGCGCCGACTCAAACTGAAATCGCAGACGGTATAGGTGTGCGGTACAACTCCACGGCTGCTCATCACATCAACACCTTACGCCGAGAGGGTTATCTAAATGGACAAGCAAGAATTCCACGTAGTACAACGATCACACGAAAAGGGAAAACGGCGCTCGCCAAATCACGCAAAGATTGAAGCGCTGACAAACCAAAACGCTGCATTGCAGCAACAAGTGGCAGACATTAAATCAATGGCTGTGCTTGGCTACGTTTTCACCAGTGCGCTAGGCATGTTAGCTGGAGCGTTCGCAGCTTGGGCAATCATTCATTGAAAGCGACATTCTGCAAACTGAAGCATCAAGACAGGCAAGGCAGTTACCTGTCGCCCTATGATGATGATGCGAAAGAGGCGATCAAGAAATTCAGCGATGGTGAGTTAGTCGTTATCGACATTAAGAAAACCCGCAACCCTAAATTTCATCGGCTCGCGTTTGCAATGATGCGGCATCTTTACGACATGGTTGACGAGTCAATGCCTTTTGAGAACTGGCGAAAGCTGATGTTGATCAAAGCGGGTTACTTTACATCGGTCGGCAAGGTGGACATTAAAGGGACGGTATCACAAGCGCTGATCCCCGATTCAATCGCCTACGAGAAAATGGACGAGATCGAGTTTCAAGAGTGCATGAATAATTTTATTCAGCAGTTCATTGATAAGTACGGGCGACAAATAACCTATGAGCAATTAGCAGAGGCGGCAGCAGCATTATGAAAGACTTAGTTTTAAAAGTGGGCGAGTACGAAAAAGACGGTGAGAAGAAATCGAACTGGCTGAAACTCGGTGTGATCGTTCAGGGCAAAGACGGTGGCGAATACGCGCTGATTGACCCGACAGTTAATCTGGCAGGCGTGATGATCAAGCAGCGTTTGATGAACCCGAAGAAGTCGAGCGACATGGTTATGGCGAGTGTCTTTGATCGACAGAACAGGCAGCAGAGCAGCAACACGCCGCCCCCTGCGGATGACTTCAATGATGACATTCCGTTTTAGGAGCTGGTTATGAGAGTTTGCAACGGAACAGGCTTTAATCGTGATCGCATGTATGACCGAGAAAAGTTCAGCGGCAGCAACGAAGCTCAAAAGCTGCTGTGTGCGCCTTGGAGTATGGCGCAGCTTGACGCTGATTTGGTGTACAAGCCTCATCGGTACTGGATAGGGGAATTCGGTGGCAAAGCGATGCCGCAACCAGAATTGCGCCAAGTTGTTTGAGCCCACGTTCAGCAGCTTGCAGGTGTGCTGTTCGTATACCTGCGCTGCTGAGTGGGCAAAAACTGAAAAAGGCAAAGCTCACGCAGAGAAAGCGGCGCGCAAAGAGCATCGAGAACGAAAAGCAAAGCTAAAGACACGGTCAGAGTGGTTAAGTGATGTTCAAAAAGAGTTCAACGCCTACATCAGAGAGCGAGACAAAAACCAGCCTTGTATTAGCTGCAATCGCCAGCCCAACGATGGCGACTTACTTACTGGTAGTAGGTGGGACTGTGGGCATTATCGTTCTGTCGGCGCTTGTCCTGAATTGAGGTTCAACGAATTGAATGCGCACAAGCAATGTGTGAACTGCAATCGAGACAAGTCGGGCAATATCGTGGAATACCGGATCAACCTCGTTAATCGCATCGGGCGGCATCTGCTGCACTGGCTGGAGGGGCCGCACGAACCCAAGAAATACACAATTGCCGAGTTGAAAGAACTGAAAGCGATATTCAAAAAGAAAAGAAAAGAAGCGGAAAAAGCAGATGAGTGATATGCCAGAAAGAATCTACGTTGATCCTGACGGTTATGAAATGGCTTGGTGCTATGAGGCTTTCGAGGAGTTCACCGGATACATCAGAGCAGACAAGTACGCTGAACTGGAAGAACAGAACAAGCGGCTGGTTGAGTTGCTGGACAAGGCTCAGTGGCTGCTCTGCGACATTGCCAACGATGGAAATAATTTAGACGGCAGTACGTTCATGTATTCCGGGCTGCTTGGCGACGATGAGTGGATGATCATGAGCAACGAGTGGTGCAGTGAGAAAGTGGCCGCTCTCGCCAGCATGGAGAAAGATGATGAGTGATCAAGACGAAATTAACACTAGCGCAGAGTATGTAGACCGTCTACATGCAAATTTAAGGAGAGAAGAATGAACGAACTTAAACAACCTCACTTTTGTGATGGC